CGGTGCCGATAGATATATTACTTTTGGTGCTCTACCTTTCATTGTTGAAGCTGATTACGATAACAAAACCCCACGTATCAGTTTAGATAACCCTTTTAATTCATACCCTGAGTTTGACCGTTTTGGTCGTTTGCTTTCCTACACAAAACTTTACGTTAAAGCCGCACAAGATCTTGTAAACGATTTTCCTGAATACGAATCAGTTATCCTTGGTAAGTTTGAACAACGTGGTTCTATGCGCCCTATCCAACTTGTGCGCTATATGGACAAACACGAAACAATTCTTTTCCTACCAGAACGCGCTAACTATGTTCTACAACGTGCTAAGAATCCTCTTGGTAGATTAAACATTGTTTTTGCTGTTAGACCTGGTGTTGATTCTGATGATGATCAACGTGGACAGTTTGATGATATTCTTTGGGTACAAGTCGCACGTGCCCGTTTTGCTACTTTACAACTTGAGGCGGCACAAAAATCTGTTCAAGCACCTTTCGCTCTGCCTTCAGATGTTAACGTCCTTGAAATGGGACCTGACGCAACTATACGTTCCGCATCTCCTGAAAAGATTCGCCGTGTTGATTTAAATGTGCCCCCTGGATTATTTGCTGAATCACAAATACTTGACCAAGAAATGCGTATGGGTGCACGTTACCCAGAAGGACGCCAAGGCGTAAGCCAAGGCAGCATTGTTACAGGTCGTGGTGTTGAAGCCCTTATGGGTGGATTTGATACACAAGTTAAAACAGCACAATCTGTTTTAGCTGAAGCTTTAAAACAAGTTTTTGAACTTTGCTTTGAGATGGATGAAAAACTTTTCGGTAACTACGAGAAGACGGTTCGCGGCGTAGATGCTGGCGCACCGTATGAGATCACCTATACCCCTAAGAAAGATATTGATGGGGATTATACGGTTGATGTCACCTATGGACTGATGGCCGGATTAAACCCCAACCAGGCTTTGGTATTCGGACTTCAAGCGCGTGGAGACCAATTAATTTCCCGTGACTTCCTCCGCCGTCAGATGCCGTGGGAAATAAATGTTACACAAGAAGAACAAAAAATTGAAATTGAAAAACTGCGTGATTCTTTAGTTGCAGCAATCAGTGGGTATGCTCAAGCAATTCCTTCGTTGGCAACACAGGGTCAAGACCCTGGTGAGATTCTTTCACGTATTGCAACAGTTATAGCAGGCAGACAAAAGGGTCAACCTATAGAGCAGGTAATCGCGGAAGCGTTTGCCCCTCAAGCACCGCCCCCTTCTGCTGAGGCTGCAGCCCCTGGTATGGAACAACCCGTCCCCGGTTCCACAGGTGAGGCTCCCTCCGGTGGTGCTTCAGGATTAAGTGCAATAACTGGTGGTCCGCGTGGTGTTGTCCCCGGACAAGTAGGACCAGGTGGAAGACCACCTTTACAGTCTTTACTAGCCGGATTAACCGGTTCTGGTAAACCCACACTATCTTCTAGTGTGACAAGAATGGTCCCTGCGGGCTAAGAAAAGGAAAAAAGAATGAAGTCATTTAGTGGCGGCAAGAAGCCAGCAAACCAAGGTTCTGCTGGAAAAGCAAACGTAGCATCACCAAGAAAATCTGGTGCTCCAAAAGCTGCAAAACCAGGTAAATCAACAATTATGTTTGGTAAACAACCATCTGGTACACGTGGCGGTAAAGCACCAAAAAAAGCTGGAAAGTAAAAACAATTAATTTAAGGACGTATAAATAATGGCAAGAGGTGGAAACAGACCTACAGCACCACAAAATAATCCAATGAACGTTAACGGACGTGGTGGTAATGGTCAAAGCGGTGACGCTACACAAGCAGCCAAGTACGTTCCAGGTCTCCCTTATGGAGAAGGACAAGCATTGATGCAAACGCAGCAAGCTGCTCCTTTGGCTGCGGCTCCGAGTATTGAACAATCAAGTATGCCTTCGGGCCTCGCATCAGCCGCAGCCTCACAACCTTTAACACCATTAGATGCACAAAGTGCTAGACCTGGGGAACCGGTAACAGCAGGTGCAGAAATGGGTGCAGGTCCAGGAATGGAAGCATTAGGTTTACCTAATCCTGCAGCAATGATGAATGAAGACTTTCAAAAACTTGCAAGATTTTTACCACTTCTTGAAGCAGAAGCACAATCACCGGAAGTTTCAAACACTTTTCGCCTAGCAGTTAGATACATTAAAAGCCAGGTAATGTAATGTTATCTTTTGCTGACCGTTTTGATGCAGGAGTTTCAGCGTTAGGTGTTGAATTATCACCTTTAGCTTTTGATCTTGCTAAAATGAAATGGGATAACCCAAACGATTTTGAAACAGTTTTAAACTTATTAACTAATGACAAAGAAGGTACAATAGTTTGAGTATTATTAGTCGTTGGTTGGAAGATACTTTTAATGAAGCAGCCACGGGTATTGCTAAGCAAGTTGCACCTTTATTTGGTGTTGATAAAACTAAAATTGATCAAGAAATGCCTAAGCCTTTAGATGCTGCAACTCAGTATTTTGGACCCGGTGCTACAAAAGCCGCTGAAAAAGTTTTAAGCGTTCCTGGTATTGCACCTATTCTTAAAGGTGTTTATACAGTTTATGAAGAAGCATACCGTAGACCTTTAACAACAGCTGTATTATTAGCTGGTCAAGATAAATTATCTGATGCTAAAAGTGTTTATCAAAGTACTGCAAATGTTCCCGAAGAAAATATTAAAGGTATTGGTTTAACTCAAGCTATTGCTGAAGTTACCGCTGAACCTTTTCGTCAAGTTATTAAATCTTCTGAAGAAATACTTAACCCTGAACAATATGATGCAACAGTTAAAAACGTTGAAAAATATGTTCCTTGGTTTTCCCCAAATTTTGATATTACTGATCCTCAAGCACGTAAAGAAGTATTTGAAGAAACTTGGTCAGGTTCACTTTTTACTGGTGGTCTTTCACTTTTACAAATATGGGCTGAAGGTGCTGGTGCAGGTAAGTTAGTAACATTAACAGCAACTAAAGCTGGTGTTGTTCAAACAGCACGTGGAGCTAAAGAGGCTTTAAAAGTTCAAGGTGCAGAATCTGTTAACTGGATTGATAATGGCGCACAAGGCGCTTTCCCTAACGGTATTGCTGTTCATTACAAAAATGCTGTAGATAATACTTCTGAAACTATTATACGTGAAACTAATCCTTTAGTTTACGAACTTCCTGTTGAATTTCAAGGTAGAGCAGCATATCTTTACGCTAATGCTAAAACCGCTAAAGAAGTTGATTTAATTGCCCGCTCACATTGGGGTGATGCCCAAGCTTTTGATGAACTTTGGAAAGTTAAAGCTTCCGCAGCTGATGCTTTAAATGAATTTGGTATGTTTGAAAAACAATATGGTCCTCTCGCACCTATAACAGATTTTGATCGTGCAAGTAAAATTGCTGCGGTTGTTAAAGATTTAGAAAAAACTAACCCTCAACTTGCTAAAATTACTGAATCTTGGGCTGTTGATTTAGGTCGCGGTATTGGTTTCTCTGATTGGGCACCAAGCAAATTTGTTACTATTGAACAAGCACGTAAAGCAAGAGCTGATTTAAGATTTGGTAGACGTTACGGAAACGTTATCCAAGCAAACAAACTTGATGCAAATATGCAAGTTACAACAATCCAAGATAACCGTTTTACTAGAGCAATTCACGTTGTTCAAAACCTTTTTAATGAATCACCTCGTTACTACATAAACTATTCTGACCCACGTGGTATTGCTGATACTGCTGTTGAAATTGTTTCAGAAGTAGGTCGTGTTAAATATTTACGTGGTACACCTAAATTACAAGAATATACTGCTGCTTACGCAAATGCTGCAAGTGATACTCAACGTAAACTTGTTCTTGAAGGCATTGAAGAAGACGTTATTAAAAGCATTGGAAATAACTATAGTCTTCCTGAAGATGTAGCTATTAGATTGTATCAAGATTTTAAAACTAATAGAAGTAACGCTCAAGGTAGTATAGCGCGAGATAATGCTATGGAATTACCTGATACTTCTATTATGATTGCTGATCCTTGGGTTCGTTCACAACTTGCTGATACTCATATCCTATTAGATTTTAATCTTTTTGATAAAGCACTTAAAGAGTATGTAAGAAAAAATAAAGACATTCAAAAAGCATCACCTGGTTTTTGGGCAACTGGTGGAGAACTATTTGATTATATGAACTCTGTGTTTAGTCACGCTGTTCTTATCCGTCCAGGATATATTCCAAAAAACGCTATTGTTGAACCTATGATGCGTATGATTGCTATTGGTGATGCAGCAGCTATGGCTAACGATATTCTTCCTGCAACTAAAAACTTTGTTCTTAACAACGTTAACCGTGGTAGATTAACTGCAGATATTGTTTTAGATACTGTTAAAGGTAAAACACCTGCAAGATACAGACAACGTATTGCTGCTTCACAAGAAGATAAAGCTTTAAATATTAACCTTCTTAAAGAAGTTGACAAACAAATTAAAGAACTTGACAATCAAATTAAAGATTTTGAAGTTAAACAAATGACAACTGGTTTTAATGACCTTGATGAGTTTAATCTTGATTTACTCAAAGACAAAAAAGATGATTTAGTTGCTAAACAAAATCTTCACAAAGAAACAATAAACACTCTTGACAAAAATATTGCAGAATATTTTGATAATTTATTGTTTGAACAACAAACACGCGATAAACTTAAAATCCGTCAAACTCGTTTAAATGAAGATAGAAAATTTGAAACTAAAGCTGGAAGTATAACACTTCCTGGACCACAAGCAGTTAGCGCTAAAGGTGGTCTTGCTATGCGTTCAGAAATTGATCCAGCAGCAGGAGCATTACAACAAGCAAACTTATCTTACGGTATGAATAGATATAATGCTTTTGCTAAACAATCTGAAGTTACTAAAGTTAAACCTGGTGAACCAGATTACTTTAGTTCTATGTCTAAAGAACTTAATGTTAATGCTAAAAACGATGAACTTGTAAAAATGTGGGCTGCTGGTGTTTCTAAAGAAGATGCTTTAGCTTGGTTAAATGGTCGTAAAGATATTGTTGTTGGTTCTGAAACCATTGGTAAATCTTCAGGTAGAAACTATCGCAATCTTATTCTTGAAGTAAATCCTGAATACAGAATGCATTCTTTTGAAGCACAATTTGTTAATGATATTTACAACCGTTATGATTTCTTAATACCTGATGCTGATTTAAAACCACAGTTTATAACCCGTGATGTTACAGCTAAAGAACTTGAAGCACGTTATGCTTTACGTAATGATCTTCCAGTCCTTGAAGGTAATAGATCAATTTATGCTGCAAGTAAATGGCAAAAAATTCAAGCAGCATCTGCTTCCTTGTCTCGTCTTGGTTTTCAAGCAATTACAGCACCTGAAAGAATTTTGTTTCGTAATCCATTCTTTACAAGAAAATGGGATGAATCAATACGTAGACAAATTCAACAAGCAGAAGAATTTGGTGTTGAAGTAACTTCTGATTTAGTTAATGATCGTTTTAGATTTATTGCTAACTCTGACGCATTAAAAGCTGTGGAGCAAACATTTTACACTGTTAGACGTTTAAATAACTTAAACTATGCTTTAAGATTCTTTACAGGTTTTCCAACAGCTATTCTTAACTCGTACAAGTTTTGGGCTAAGTCTATTGCTAAAAACCCATACAATGCTGTTTTGCAATATAAGTTTCAAAACCTTCCATACGAATCACCAAAGATTTTTGATATTCTTCCAGGTGATGTTTATGATGCAGATATTGTTGTAGATCAAGATGGAAACAAGGTAGGTAAAGATACTCCTCGTAAAGAAGGAGAACAACGTTTTCTTATTCTTGGTAAACCTGCTTGGTCTAATAAATCTGATTTAGAACCTTATACTAAAAAAGTTGATGCTGACCAATGGAACTTTCTTCTTGGTTCACCTAGTGCTTCTTGGTTGTTTTCAGTAAGTATTTCTAATCTTGTAAGTCTTCGTCCTGAATGGGAAAAGGCTTTTAAAAACTATATGGGTGAAAGTGTTTACAATAAGATTCTTTATGGTGGTAGACCTATTCAAGGTGAAGGTGTTGCAGGTAAAACTTTAGGAGTATTTACTCCTGGTTATTTTGATGCTGCTCTTCCTTTGTTAAAACAATCTCTTAATGCTGCTTTTAATGAATCATTTCAAGATGAAGCTGCTTTTGCTCAAAGGTATTGGATTAATTACAGCACAGCTATGGTTAACTGGGCTTCTCAAGGTTATCCTAAAGATCAAGAACCTAAACAAAAAGATATTAGAAAACAAACTTATCAAGATATGACTGATATTGTTCTTGAAAAATGGATGGCACCTTTAGGTATTTCAAATCAACCAGTGTCACAAATAATTCGTGATCAAAGACAAATTCTTATTGAAAGATATAAAACAGGTTCACTACCTTTACCTGCTGGAAAAACTGCCGTTCAAGCAGCAACTGAAGCAATGAATGATATTTGGGGTATTGACATTAATAGGTACTTTGTTTCATCTTACAAAAAACAAAGTAGTGTGGAACAATCTCAAGAAGCTTATGCAACATTTAAAAAACATAAACTTCTTGTTGATAAGGTTGCCCGTATTGATCCTATGATGATTGGTATTATTACTAATCCTGATACTCCTGGTGATTATTCACCTGCTGTTGGTTCTTGGATGCAATCTGCTTTTGCTGGTAATAAACCTCTTTCTGGTGAAAAGAAAACTGCTGAAGAATCCAAGGCAGAGTTTGAGCTTCGTACTGGTTGGGCTGAATACATTAGAGTTAAGAATAAGTATGATGCTCTTTTAGCACAATCTGGTGCTAAGTCTTATGCTAAGAATCCTGCTTTGAAACAAAAACTTGAAAATGAAAAAGAAGAAATTGGTCGTAAGTATCCTGCTTGGTTTAACGAGTATGGTCCTGGTGGTGGTACTGCTTCAACTAATAGAGCACTTAAAGTTATTGTTGCTGCTTTAACTGACGAGTCTTATATGAATTACAGTAAAGATAGTCGTAAATGGCAAACTATTACTGCTTGGTTTTTAGAACGTGAAAAAGTTATTCAAACAATTAAAGTTAATCAACGTAATAAATCTTTTGTTAAAGACGTTAAAGACCGATGGGCTGATAAACAACAAGATTATGTTAATGCTGATATAGCTTTTGCAGAGTTATTTGCACAATATTTAGATAATGATAATCTAGCAAACGGACTAGATGTACTTACGAGTAGTTTGGAAAATCAATAATGGCATTGCCGGACCCAAATAAAAACAATCCAGATACAAAAGAACCTTGGCAAATTGGTGACACTTTTGTTGATAATGGTAAAACTTACACTTGGTCTGGTACTGTTGGTAATGGTAGTTGGACTGAAAAAACTATTGGTGTTCCCGGTGGAGATGTTACTGGGCAAAGTGTTACTGGTGAAGATAATACTGTTGTTACTGGTGTTTATGATTCTCAACCAAGTGTTAAATTTGAAGTTAAATCTGGTCGCCCTGGTGGAGTTATTACATCTGAACCTAAATCTTGGTATGAGGCTTTAGGTGTACTTTCCGGTATACGTGGACAAGCAGATCAAAAAGAATATAAACGTTACGTTGCAGCATTAAAACAAACACCCTTTTGGAGTGGTAACGTTGAATCATCTTATAAAGATCTTCTTTACTCTGCCGCAGCACAAGATGTAACTGTTGAAGAACTTCTTTTTAAACGCAAATACACCGGTGTTGAAGGTGCTGGCGATGGTGTTACTAAAGCCAATAATTTAAGATCTTACAAACGTGCCATTGAACGTGTGGCTATTGATAAAAGTATTATTTTAGATCAAGGTCTTATTAATAGTTTAGCAACACAAGCTATTGCCCAAAGTTGGGATTCTGCAACTCTTGCTGAAGAGGTTGCTAGACGTGGCAAAATTGATGTCACTAAAGGTGAAGCTGCTACACAAAAAGCAACATTAAAACAATGGGCTGCCGACAATGGTGTTTCTTTTGATGAGCCTTGGTATGACACTGCTGTTACTAATATTTTAACTGGTAAAGGTACAGCTGATACTTACAAAGCTGATATAACTAATCAGGCTAAAGGTTTGTATTCTGCTGAATACTTTACTAAAGGTCTTGATAATGGGTTCAGTATTCGCCAACAGGCTTCTCCTTATATTACTTATTTGGCTAAGATTCGCGGTGTTGACCCAACAAGCATTAGTTTAAGTGATCCAGTATTGATGAAGAATCTTACTAAGCGTGATGACAAAGGTAATCCTGTAATTCCTTCTTATTATGATTTTACTTTAGATGTTAGAAAAAATGATCCTTCTTGGGGTTATTCTTATGAGGCACAGGATGAAACTACTTCTATGTTAAATACGTTTGGTAAAATGTTTGGGAAGAGTTGGTAATGGCTGAAAAAAAACCAAGTAGACAAGAATATTTAGTATCCCAAGCAAAACTTTTACCTAAAGAACAACAAGCTGCAGCAATTAAACAAATTAATGCTGCTGCTAAAGCTAAAGGTGGAATAACCACAACTAAGTTAAATGAACTTAATTTAGGTATTGAACAAGTTCTTTATGGTGCTGATGCACGTGGCGGTACTGCCGGTGTTAAACCTGGAACTAATGTAGATGCTGGAACAACTCCTGTAGTTGACCCTAATGCTGCACAAACTACTTTTAATAGACAAAACTGGAAAGAACTACTTAAAACAACTTTAATTAACTGGGGTTTACCTACCCTTGTTCCTGTAGTCCAAGGATACATTGACCAAGGTTACAGTGGTGAAACCGCATCTTTGATGATTCAAAGTGAACCAGTATATCAACAACGTTTTGCTGGTAACGTTACACGTCAAAAAGCAGGTTTACCTGTTTTATCCCCTGATGAATATCTTTCAACAGAATCAGCTTACAGACAATCTATGAGAGCTGCTAATCTTCCTACCGGATTCTATGATGATCCTTCAGATTTTTCAAAGTTTATTGCTAACGATGTTTCACCTGCTGAACTTAAATCACGTGTAGATGCTGCAGCACTTTCTATTACTAATGCTGATCCATATTACACAAGTTCTTTAGCAAGAATGTACGGTATCGGTACAGGAGATATGGTTGCATATGCTCTTGATCCTGAACGTGCTTTACCTTTAATTAATAAACAAGTTCAAGCAGCACAATTTGGTGCTGAAGCTGCACGTCAAGGATTACAACCAACAACATCTATGGCTGAAACTTACACAGGTATGGGTGTTACACAAAACCAAGCACGTCAAGGTTTTGAACAGGTTGCACAAATTCTTCCTGAAGCACAAAGACTTTCTCAAATAACAGCTGGTGCTAAACCTGTTGGTTTTGAAGAAGTTACTTCAGCTGTTCTTGGTGGAGAAAGTTCTGCTGCATATAAAAAACAATTACAAGATCTTGCTCAACAAGAGCAATCAAGATTTGCTGGCCAAGCAGGCGTAGATAGAGGTTCTCTATCACGCGGTATGTCAGGCCAGTTCTAAAACCTACTAAGCGCACCGGCACTTAGAAGCGTAACCGAAGCCCGGCAGTATGAGCCATCACAGATTCCCCTGTTTGTGTATGTGGCATACGACAACTTAATGAAAGGGAGTGGCTGCAATGGCCAACCAATACGAATACGAAGACGAAACAGAAGAGCAAGATAACGGCCCAGCCGAACTTCGCAAAGCATTAAAGAAAGCACAAAAGGAACGTGAAGCTATTGAAGCTGAACTATCCCAACTGCGTTCCGATATGCGTTCTCGTTCCGTTAAGGATGTATTGGCCTCAAAAGGTGTACCAGATAAACTAGCGAAACTTATTCCTAGTGATGTGGACACACCTGAACAGATTGATGCTTGGTTAGCTGAATACAGTGATGTATTCGGTATTAAACAAGATGAGCCTGTTCAACCGTCTGTAGATGAAGAAACCGTAAGAGATAATCAACGTATCAACAATGTGACTTCAACAGCACAAAACCCTTCAGGTGAGCAATCACAGCACCAAAAGGTTATGGCTGCGAAAAGCAAAGATGAACTTGATCAACTTCTTTTCGGTCAATCACTCGGGCGTTAAACCGCAACTACTATCAACCTTGAAAGAGGTGAACTAAATTGGCCGAAAATTATACAAGCACTAGCACCGCGTCCCTTGGAACTTCCTTGGTACAAACTGCTTATGACCGCTATGTAGAATTTGCGCTTCGTGCAATGCCACTTATCCGTGACGTTGCAGACAAGAAGCCAACCCAACAGGCAATGCCAGGTTCATCTGTCGTATTCCAATTATACACAGATCTATCAGCCGTAACCGGCACATTAACTGAAACAACTGATCCAGATTCAGTTGCCTTGGGTAATACAAGCAGCGTAACCGTAACTCTTAACGAATACGGTAATGCTGCTATCGCAACACGCAAGTTAGAACTGTTCTCATTGTCTGATGTTGATCCAGCTATTGCTGACATCATCGCATTCAATATGGCAGATTCTATTGACGGTTTCGCACAAACAGTGCTACGTCAAGGTTCAAACGTTATTTACTCAGGTGGTGGATCAACAACTACTGGTGTTACCGGTGGTTCAAATTCACAAATCACTTCAGCAAATATCCGTAGAGCTATTGCTAAATTGCGTTCAAACAAAGCTGTTCCACGTATGGGTGAATTATACTGGGTTGGAATACATCCAGAAGTTTCACACGACTTACGTGCTGAAACAGGCGCAGGTGGATGGCGCGAAGCACACGTTTACAACGAATCAGGTGCTGGCAATCTTTGGCCAGGATCTATCGGTGTTTACGAAGGTGCAATGTTCGTAGAATCCCCACGTATGTATAACACTACAGACGGCGGTTCAAGTGCACGTGTATTCCGTACAATTCTTGCTGGAAAGCAAGCATTGGCTGAAGCTGTTGCCGAAGAGCCACACGTAGTGATTGGTCCTGTGACCGATAAGTTAATGCGTTTCCGTCCTATCGGATGGTACGGCGTTCTTGGATTTGCTCGCTACCGCGAAGCATCCTTGTACCGCATTGAGTCAACCTCAAGCATCAACAACTCCTAATTCGTTAGGAACAATTGTGACCCCCGCCCGGAAAAGCGGGGGTTACACCCTTTAAGGAGAACAATGGCTTATTACTTTTTACCACCTACTGTTGCTGAAGGTCCTGCCGGTGGTGGCGCATTGTTTTATAGATATAAGTTAACTAGGGCTAATAGTGTTTTACAAAGAACTGACGGTTCTTATTATAGTGTTCGTACACCAAGCGTTGATGAAACACAATCCGCTTTGTACTACTATCCAGGCGGTCACGCCAATTTGATTTCTACAACTGAACGTACAAGTTTAATTGCTGCCGGCTACGGCGCTTACATAATAGAGGAATAGATGACACCAGGTAGATATAATATGAAAGTGTATCAAGGCTCAACTTTTAGCCTTGCACCACAGTGGAAAATTGATGGTGAATATGTTGATGTTACCGGTTACACTGCCGCTATGAGTGTCAAAAATTCTGCTACTTCTGCAACAACAATTATTTCTTTAACTTCTGCTAATAGTCGTATTACTGTTGGTACAACTGATGGTAAGTTCACTTTGTCTTTAACTGCTGCTACAACCACAGGTTTAGCTGCAGGTCAATACGTTTATGATCTTGAAGTTACTTCTCCTACAAGTGTTGTTACTCGTTTGCTTGAGGGTGGCTTCATTGTTTATGAAGGGGTTACTTCTTAAATGGCAACAGTTTTTTCTACAGCAGTTGTTGAAATTCCGGTTACTACTACTGTTCTCAATGTTGAGTCAACTCAGACTGAAATTGTTGAACTTGGTGTTATTGGCCCACAAGGTATCACTGGCTCTGTTGGTGCTACTGGCGCTACCGGTTCTTCTATTACTGGTTCCACTGGTCCTACCGGTGGTACAGGATCTACAGGTCCTACCGGTTCACAAGGTGTTACTGGTCCTACTGGTACTACTGGTACAAGTGTTACCGGTGCCACAGGTGGCACTGGCGCAACCGGTTCTACCGGTCCCACAGGTTCTACAGGTTTAACAGGTGCTACAGGTAGTACTGGCCCTACAGGTTCACAAGGTGTTACAGGTGCTACAGGCGCTACTGGTTCTACTGGTGCTGCTTCCACTGTTGCTGGCCCTACAGGCCCCACAGGGTCTACAGGTGCCTCTGTAACGGGTGCTACGGGACCTACTGGTGCTGCTTCTACTGTTACGGGTCCTACTGGTCCTACGGGTTCTACTGGTGCTACTGGTGCTAACGGCACAATTGGTGTTGATGGTGCAACGGGTGCAACAGGTGCAACTGGTGCTACAGGCGTTACAGGTACTAATGGTGTAACAGGTTCAACTGGCCCAACAGGAGTTACTGGTAGTAATGGTTCTAACGGCGCTACAGGTGCAACAGGACCTACAGGTGTAACTGGTTCAAACGGTGCAAATGGTGCAACTGGAGCTACAGGATCTACTGGTCCGACTGGTCCTTTGCCTGCCTATCAAACGTCTGCTCCTACTGCTACTATTACTGGTACATTATGGATTGATTCTGATGCTACAGCATCTAGTTTGAATCAGAACGATTTTATTTTGAAGACTGAACTTTATAATGAGGGTATTCATCCGTTTATGTTAGGTGGAATGTAATTATGCCGAAACCTATGTATGTTTGGTCTGGTTCTGCGTGGGTGAGTGTTGCCACTGAGGTTGAGTCTTTAGCCAATTATGCAACTGTTAACTATGCTTCTACACAACCTGGTATGAAAATGGTTGTACCAACTAGCGTTGCTGTTGGTTCTGGTTCAGGTTCTGTTGATACCAATGGTGCTGTTACTTTTAGTGCTGCATCTTCTATTTCATTAAACGGTTGTTTTACTTCCGCTTATCAAAACTACAAAGTTTTAGTAACAATTACAAGTGTGGCTACTGGAAATATTGAATGTAGATTAAGGGCATCAGGTTCTGATGATTCAGTTGCTACTTATAATCACGGAGTATTTCAATATAACTCTGGCAACTCGTCTGGTGGTTTTGCTGCAAACACAAGTTTAAATAGATGGATTGTTACTTCAGGTAGTTCAACTATAACACCAGTTACTATTTCTATGGATATTTTTATGCCACAAGAAACACAAAGAACTTCAATGTCGTTATTGGCTCAAGGTTCTGATGGAACAAATTATAATTCTTATTTTGGTGCTGGCGTTAAAGCGGCAACTACTTCTTTTGATTCAGTAAGTTACATTTTTGCTGGAAATTCAACAGGTACTATTAGAGTTTATGGATACAAAAACTAATGACAAAACCATTATACTTCTACAACGGCACCACATTTGAACAAGTAGGACCAACAACACCACAATCACCAATCGCCTACCAAACAAGTGCACCAACAGGACCCGCAACAGGCGACCTGTGGATAGACTCCGATGGGGATGTTGACACATACAACCGTCAACTAACCAGATACTACTTCATTGCAACAGCAGCACAAACCACAATCAGTGGTGTAGACGCAAACAGTTTAACCCTTGCATATGTTGCAGGATCTGAAGCTGTGTATGTGAATGGTGCTTTGCAGGTTCGTGGTCAGGATTACACTGCAACTAATGGAACATCAGTTGTTATGTCAAGTGCTTTGGCTGTTAATGATGTTGTTGAAATTTTTGCTTATACTGCGTTTACTGTGGCTAATGCTTATACTAAAGCAGAATCAGATGCTTTTAGAATAGGTAATACTTTACAAGTTGTTAATGCTACTTACTCAACTACAAATAATACATCATCTGCTACTTATGCAGATACTGGTTTAACAGCAAGCATTACTCCTTCAAATGCTTCAAATAAAATACTTGTTTTTGTTAACCAATCTGGTGTTAACTGTAGTGCTAACAATAATGGTATTAACTTGAAACTTGTTAGAAATAGTACTGATTTAATAACCTTTGCTGTTGCTTATTGTTATTCTAACTCTGGTTCTATTATGAGTGCTTCAACTGTTTACTTGGATTCACCTAATACTACTTCTTCTGTTACTTATAAAACACAACAGGCTAGGTATTCTGGTGCAGGTCTTGCTCAAACTCAAGCCAATGGTGACACTTCAACTATTACTTTAATTGAAATTAAAGGTTAAGGGGAAAACATATGACTCGTTCTAGGCAAACGGCTGACTGGGGTTCACGTGCAGGGTTGGCTAAAATTGTTCCGTCTTCTGTTGCTGTCGGTTCAGGCACAGGGTCAGCAGACTCTTTAGGAACCGTAACATTTAATGGTGTATCATCTTTAAGTCTTAATGGTGTATTTACATCTGCTTATAAAAACTATAAAATATTTTGGATAGGAAGACATAGCACTAACACTGGATGCAATATGAGACTTAGAGCATCTGGAACAGACAGTTCTGCTTCTGACACTTCTTATGCAGCAACATATTCAAACAATTCAGGTGGTCCATCTAGATATGTACAAAGTTTAAACACTGCATTTGAAACAGGTGCAGCCTGGGACCAGTATAACCAAAGAGAAATTTTTTTATCAAACCCAACTGATACTACATATGAAAAAATGTTTTTTCTAACTTGGACATCAAGAAACTCTGTTAATGGATACGAAGGCGGAGTGTATGCTGGTTGGAAAGCAAGCACAACATCATTTGATGGTTTTAGTTTAATACCACAATCGGGAACAATGCTCGGAACAATATCCGTTTACGGATATAACTAAGAAAAGGAAAACAATGCCAAAACCAGCAATAGATATAACACCAGCAGACTCAGCAGTACCAGTGTTCCTAGAGGAACCAACTGATGAAGAAATTGCTGAACGTCAAGCACAACACGAAGCACAAGAAGAAGCCAAAGCAGCACGTGAAACAGTTCGCGAATCTGCTTTAGCAAAACTTGCTGCACTTGGTTTAACAGAAGAAGAACTAGCAACACTTTCAGTCTAAACATATTGGGGACGATATGAAAATAGCAGCAAAATGCACTATTGATGATTGTGACAAAGCTATAAGAAAAGGTCGCAAGCATTGCAGTATGCACGCAGGAAGAATCTATAGGTGGGGCGATCCACATATGTTAAAAAAGATTTCTCCAGGTAAATACAAAAATTGCACTGTAGATAATTGTGATGATAAACATTACGCTAAGTCTTATTGCAAAATGCATTTTGAAAGATATAAAAAAACTGGTGTAGTTGGATCTGCTGAAAGACTTAATGCAGTTAGAGGTAAAGCAAGGTTTATTGTTCGTGGTGGATATGTTGGTACATACCACCCTGTAACAAAGAAACAAACTTTTGAACATCGCCTAGTAATGGAAAAACATTTAGGTAGATTGTTAGAACCTCACGAAAATGTTCATCATATAAATGGTGATAAACAAGACAATAGAATAGAAAATCTTGAACTTTGGTCAACCTCTCAGCCTAGAGGACAAAGGGTAAAAGATAAGATAAAATGGGCTAAAGAAATATTAGAACTCTATGGGGATGGAGACAATATTAAATGAAGATTGCAGCTTATACCATTTGTCTTAACGAGGAAAAACACGTGATGCG